GGGTGATTTTGCTCTGTACGGGTTCCGAGGTTTTTGAAGGAGTTGACGAACGATGCCTGGTCCTCAGCCTAAGCCGAGTGGAACGCGGGCTCGTCGTAACAAGTCTTCTACGAATGCGACCTTGAAGGCTGATGCTGCGATTGTTGCGCCTGAGTTGCCGCATCGTGATTGGCATCCGATGACTTTGGCGTGGTGGCGTGATTTGTGGGCGTCTCCGATGGCTCCTGAGTATGACGATTCTGACCGTCATGGGTTGTTCAAGTTGGCTTTGTTGCAGGATGACTTTTGGACTGCTGAGACGGCCAGGGAGCGTAAGGAAGCTTCTGCGGAGATTCGTTTGCAGGAGCAGCGGTTTGGTTTGTCTCCGATTGATCGGCGTAGGTTGCAGTGGGAGATTGAGAAGTCTGAGGAAGCGGTTGAGCGTGGCGCTAAGCGTCGTTGTTCTGGTCGGGCTGCTTCTAAGCCCAATGGGTCCGATCCGAGGGCTGTTCTGAGGGCGCTTTGAGTACGGTTATTGTGCCGTCTTTCGATGATGAGCCTTGGCCGTCTTTGGGTGGCGCGATTTGTGATCTGATTGAGGATCGGGCGGTTTTTGGTCCTGGTTCTTTGAAGGGTGATCCGGCGAAGCTTGATGATGAGAAGCGGGCGGCTATTTGGAAGGCTTACGAGGTCTATCCGCGGGGACATGAGCTTGCTGGTCGGCGTAGGTTCCGGCGTGTGCGGTTTTCGTGGCGTAAGGGCACTGCGAAGACGGAGTTTGGCGGCTGGATTTCGTTCGCGGAGCTGCATCCGGAGGGTCCTGTCCGGTTTGATGGGTGGGACGCTAGGGGTAACCCTGTTGGGCGTCCCGTGCGTGATCCTTATATCCCTATGCTGGCGTTTACTCAGGAGCAGGTTCACGAGCTTGCTTACGGCGTGTTGTACACGGTTTGTACTGAGGGGCCGGACGCTGACTTGTTCGATTCGAGTCTTGAGCGGATTATCCGGCTGGGTGATCGTGGCGCGGATGGTAAAGCTGTCCCGCTTGCTGGTTCTCCGAACGCTCGCGATGGTGCGCGTACTACGTTCCAATATTACGACGAAACGCACCGGCTGCACTCTCCGCTGCTCTTGAGTGCGTATGAGGCGATGGAGGCTAACCTTCCGAAGCGGCCTCTTGATGATCCGTGGTCGCTGGGTACGACTACTGCGGGTGAGCCTGGTCAGGGCTCGGTGGCGGAGAAGGATAAGGACGAGGCTGAGAAGATCGCCCGTGGCGAGGTTCCTGAGCCTGAGTTGTTCTATTTTCACCGTGAGGCGGGAACGCATAACCCCGATACGGGCATCAAGTATGACCTTGAGCGGTTTGAGGACCGTGTTGAGGCTATCCGTGAGGCTTCGGGGCCGTCTGTGGCGAAGTGGTCTGATTTGCGGGGCATCGCTAAGCAGTGGGACCGTCCGGGCGTCGATTTGTCCTATCTGGAGCGTGTTTGGCTGAACAGGTGGACTCAGGCTGCGGCTCAGGCGTATGACGTGAAGGCCTGGGCGTCTCATGCCGCTGGTGGCGCGTCTATTGCGGACGGATCAGAGATTTCGCTGGGGTTCGATGGTTCTAGGTGGAAAGACACCACCGCTCTTGTTGCTACGGAGATGGCTACGGGCTTGCAGGTTCCTTTGGGTTTGTGGGTTCCGGATGAGGACAACCCTGTTGACCCGGTTGAGGTCACTGCCACGTGTGATGACGTGTTTTCGCGGTTCAGGGTTGTCCGGATGTATGGCGACCCGGCGCAGGGTTGGGATGAGCAGTTGGCTGATTTGGCTTCACGGTATGGCCCGAAGGTCGTTCTGTTCTTCTATAACGACTCTCGCAACCTGCGGAACACGGCTTATATGTGCCGCTCGTACCAAAAGGCTATTTTCACGGGCGAAGTTCATGGGAATGGCGATGAGGACATGACTAAACACCTTGGTCATGCGCAAAAGCACGAAATCAAGATGGTTGATGAAGAAGGCAAGCCTTTATGGGTTGTCCGTAAAGAGCGTCATGACTCTGAAAAAAAGATCGACATTGCTATGGCCGGCGGCATGTCCCATCAGGCCCGCCTGGACGCCTTCAAGAGCGGCTGGCAACCGCATCCCCCACCCCAAAGACGACGGGTGGTTGTTTCTTAGACGAATGGAGGGCCAGGAGTGGCTGTCTCTGATGCCCTTGTTCGACTGGATACTGCGCTGGCTGCTCAGATCCCGAAGCTAGATGCTGTGGATAAGTATTTCGAGGGTGAACAGCCTTTGAAGTATATGGCCCCGGCTATGGCTGCGGAGATTGGTGACCGCGTTAGCCAGTTGGTTATTAACTGGCTGCGGTTTGGTGCTGAGGCTTATGAAAATCGTCTGGATGTTGAGGGTTTCCGGTATCGGGGACGAGATTCGTCTGATGAGGATTTGTGGGCTATTTGGCAGGCTAATGGGCTGGATGAGCAGTCGCAGCAGGGCCATCTTGATTCACTGGCGCTGAGTCGGTCTTATGTGATTGTTGGTAGCGGCGATTCGGATGATGATGCCCCGATTGTGACTGTGGAGAGTCCGTTTCAGGTATTTGCTGAGCGGGATCCGCGTACCCGCAAGGTCACTACCGCTATCAAGCGGTGGGCTGAGGGTGAGGGCGCTGAGAAGGTGCAGCGGGCGACGCTGTATTTGCCTGACTCTACACAGTCGTTTGCGTTTTCCGAGGGTGCTTGGAAGTCTGCCGGCAAGGTGGACGCGCACGAACTTGGAAGGGTGCCGGTTGTTCCGCTGGTCAATAAGCCGCGGATCATGCGCCCTGATGGTGTGTCTGAGTTTATCGATGTGATTCCGATTGCTGATGCGGCGAACAAGATGGCAACGGACATGATGGTTTCTGGTGAGTATCATGCCATGCCACGTCGTTGGGCGGCTGGTTTGAAAGCGTCTGATTTTGTGGATGCTTCTGGTAAGCCGATCAACGTTTGGTCGCGGGATGCTGGGCGTTTGTGGGCTTCTGAGAACCAAGAAACTAAGTTTGGGCAGTTCCAGGAGTCTGATCTTGCGGTGTTCCATAACACGATCAAGATGTTGGCTCAGATCGCTTCGCAGATGCTCGCTTTGCCTCCGCATTATCTGAGTTTCGTTGGTGACAATCCCACTTCGGCTGATGCTATCCGGTCTTCTGAGACTCAGTTGGTGAAGCGTGTTGAGCGTAAGCACACGTACCTTGGCGGGGCGTGGGAGGACGTTCAGCGGCTTGTCCTGAGGTTCCAGAAGGGCGATTGGGATAAGGAAGCGCTTGGTTTGGAGACGGTTTGGCGGGATCCTTCGACTCCGACTGTTGCTCAACAGGCTGATGCTGTTGTGAAGAAGGTCCAGGCGGGCATTATCCCGGTTGAGCAGGCTCGCGAGGACTTGGGCTACTCGTCCGAGCAGCGTAAGCGCATGTTGGAGATGGATGCTCGTGCGAAGTCGAATCCTGATATTGAGAATTTGACTAGGGCCGTGAACGGGGAGTAACCGCGATGGTTCCGGATGCCGCTGTGAAGCATTACAAGGCGATGCAGCGGTTGCAGGCGCTTGTGGTTTTGGCGGCGGCGGAGTTGTGGTCTGAGGTTTCGCTGTCTGATTTGTCTGGTTCGTGGGCGGCGCAGGTTCCGTTGCTGGTTCCTGTTCTTACCGGGGTTCAGACTAAGGCGGCTGCTGCCGGGGCGTCGTACGGCGCTCAGACTCTCGCGGGTCAGGGCTTGTATGAGGCCCCGCAGCATTTCGTGGATCCGTCTGCGTTTGCTGGTGTGGCGTCTGATGGGCGTTCGTTGGAGGGCTTGTTGTATGGGCCTGTTCCGCATGTGAAAGCGCTTATTGCTGGTGGGATGAAGCCTCAGCAGGCGTTGAAGCAGGGCGGGAAGTTCCTCACAACACTCACCCGCACTCAGGTTGCGGATGCTGGTCGCGGCGCGGCTGGTGTTGATACTGCTACGAGGCGGACTACGGGTTAAGTGAGGATGTTGAACCCGCCGTCTTGCT